GCCTACCCCACTATTAACAGCCATATCAAAAGTGGCATAGTCAATGCCAAGAGGAAGTGAGTCGCCACTGATCTTATCCCAATAATTAGCCTTATACAAAGGTGCCACGTCCTGCGGCCCTAAAGCCCTCATTTCGGCCTCGGTAACCTCACGCCCCACCCAAGATTCCCATACTTTTTGCGTTACGCCAAGATTTGTACGGCCCCCGGGGTCTTTTGGGTTATCCGTGTACCCGCCTTCACTTTTTAAAACCAATGCTAGGCATTGTTCAAAATTACCGTTCACTGTTTGTTCCCCAAAGAAGCAGTAAGCGCATCCGTCTTTTGCTTTGAACCAGCGGACGAACCAAAATAAAAACCCATTACGCTAGTCCAAGCAGTGCCAAGTGTGCCGATGAGCATAAGCAATGCCTCGCCACCTGTGGCCGGAAGACCAAAGTGCAAAATATAAGCAATGATGCCAAAGAACCCGACTGTAACGCCTACCGCTAACACACGGGGAATCCAATCGCGGGTTGCAATCTGCATATTACGGGCTGAATCGCGGTCTTGCTCAGAAATACGCTCCAAATCAATGTCCAACGATTTCATTTGAACTTTGAAATCTGCATCAATCTTTTTAAGGGCTGCCAACTGATCCCCTGTCGGGTTTGCAAGCGCCGACATAATATCGTCTTCAGAACCATTTTCATGGCCGAAGAGAGCGTTTGATACAGCCTTAACGGCCAACCCTGCCACTGGTCCCCCAAGCGCGGTAGCAATCGTAGGGGCAACGGACCCAATCAAAGGGCCAAAGGTTTTGAGAATGTCCATGTTACTTCACCGTCAACATAAGATATAAGCCAATTGCACCAATGCCTAATACCAGAAAACCTACAATACTGCTAACCATAATCAAATCCTTGCGGTTTTCTTCCTGTTCCTTCAAGGCAGCCGCAGCTTGACGGGCAGCTTCCTTCCGCATCTCAATGACTGACCGTTGAATACCTTCCCATGCGGCAGGGCCATACTGCCCCACAAACATATTTTTAACGTCCAACTGCATTTGCTGAGCCTTGGCTTTGGCGGCATAAATCTTAACCGCTTCAGCCTCAAACTCAGCTTGGCTTTGGAATAATTTCTTTTTGCGTGGTGTAGACGCAATAGTAACAATTTGGGCAACCTTACTGAAAAGATTGCCCACTTTTTCTGCAGTTTCCATTACGTCCTGCCCTGCATCGACGGCGGACTTGATGCTATTATAGATTGCAGTCGCGCCAGCGATGAGGGTAAACGGGTCCATACTTAGTCCATATTATTCAGCAGGTGGGTTTTCCGGTGCTGGTTCCGCCGCAACAGGCGCAACGGCGGCAGCTTCAACTTGAGGCTTTGCCTGACCATGTAGGAGATTAATAAGATCAGCAACTTCAGCATAGACGCCAGCACCAAGATGCTTAAGCACAGTGTTAACGTGAGCAACGGTAAGTTTAAGGTCAAGTTCAAGATTATCCATTATATCCTCTTAAAAAGGTGGTTGTTGGGTTTGTGACGTTGTTTCACCTAGTAGGTTAATTTGTGAAGCAATTTGTGCCTCAACGCCGGGCATACTAATGCAACCTGATACCCATGCATAGGCCATTTGTTGCGTAATATTTGCATATGGGACAAATTCTGCGGGATTTGGCGAACCTAAATTGGCAGTGCCGGATGTTGATGCTGTGTGTGTTCCATCCGTACCCGTGCATACCCAGTTAATGGCTGTAACCACATTGGTCAGGCCATCAGAGGATGGGTTTACAATGAATTGGGGAAATTCCCACGTATATTGCATTAGGTGTATTCCCAAATGCGGATCATACCTTGGTAACCATTACCGCCACTCAATGCCCCAGCGCCTGTATATGCGTTGTTGTATGCACCGCCGCCGCCAGCGCCCCATCCGTAACCATATGCCCCACTTGTAATTTGGCCTGTGCTTCTATTTACCCACCCGCCAATATTAATACTATAAGGAGTGTCTACTGATCCACCAATATAAGCATTTACTGGGTTTACTGGGGAAATCGTATAATCCATATTAGACGCAGAACCAGTTGTTCCGGCAGTCCCAGCCCCGCCACTTCCGTAACCACCGCCAGTGCCACCTGAAATAGAATATGTTGTTCCACTAATTGTTATGGAGGTTGTGCCACCTGCCCCACCAGCGCCTGTTCCACCAATCCCCCCTGCACCTATGGCGTAAGTATAGCCAGTGGATGCTGCAACAGTTGCGTATTTAGTGGCAAACACAGAGCCGCCGCCACCGCCACCATATGTAAGACCACCATAATTTCCTGTGGTTCCACCGCCAGCCCCGCCAGCGCCAATCATTTCAATAAGAATATGATTACAACCAGCCGGAGTTGTGTAAGTTCCGCCGCCTGTGCTTGTTAAAACTTGCGGGGCGCGAATTAATGTTCCACCGGATGCCAAGGATGAAGATATCCATGTAGTCCCGTTAGATGTAAGCACGTTACCGCTTGTGCCGGGGTCCACAAATTGAACTGCACTGGTTCCGTTACCAAGAATGACATTATTGGCCGTAAGCGTTGAAGCGCCCGTACCACCGCTTGAAACCGCTAAAACTGACGAAATTAATCCATCATCCGCTTTTTTGACGTTTGTGCCATCGCAATAGACAAGGATGCTATATCCCTGTGGGCAAGAAACCGTAGTTCCAGCTGCTGCATTGCTGCCGTTATTGGAGCCAAACGTGATAGTAAATGCGCCAGATGTGCTATTAGTAACAACCCACATACCCGCTACACTTTGTGGTAAAAGAACGGTCTGGTTAGCGGCTAATGCACCTGTAAGGTTAAACCGCATGGCTTGTGACGTTGAACCCGCTGCAGTTGCGCTTGGTGCCGCAATATTGGTGTAAGTGGTAGACCCACCCGTATTTACGGATACAGATGTAGTATTGCCGTACATCTGATCAAGGATGGTTGCATTATAGTTAAGCGGCTGATCCCACGTTGGCGACGTGCTATTATACGCTGGTTCGTTCAGGGCAAGGTTTGGTGTCGTACTCATGGCTTGTCCGCCTTATTGTCAAGTTTGTCGTAGATACGTTGGAACATATCCTCAATGTGCTTCATTCTCTGGTCCAAATCCACCTTGAGGACATATTCCTTTGGCATATTGGCTTCCAGTTTATTTAAATCACGTTGCAGTTCTTTGACCGCGCCCCATAGTTCACGCAGGAACCATCCCGCCACCGTCAGGATCGCGCCGCCAACTATGTCTATGAGGGTTTGGTAATCAGACATTTTGTCCCGCCAATGCTTGTATTTGTGCGGTTAATGTAGCCAATTGCGCTTGAAGTTCAGCAAGCGTTGGTGAAGATAAATTTGCCGCCGCAACCGATGCCATGTGAGCATCAATAATGACTTGAGCATCTTCATCAGAAATTAAAATGCTTTCTGGGTCCATAGTACCAAGTTCAACCAATTGTTCAAAGGTTTGATCAACGTCAACAAAGGACAAGGTTCCTTTTGGTGTTTTATAATATGCCATTGAATTACCTCAATTCATAAACTGTAGCAGTTGGGGCGCTATAACTTAACGTGTATGTTGAACCAGTTGGAACAATTGTAAATCCATATTGGTTTTGACCGCCACCGCCGTTGGATAATGAAACTGGGGTTGTCGCACCAACAGTAATAGACCCACTTATGCCCCCACCGCCCGTTAAGTTCATTTGAACGGCAATTGGGTTCCCCGTACTATTGGTATATTGGGTTCCACTTGTCCGTGTTACCAACTGCCAAGTTTGCCCACTACCAAGGCCGCCGCCTGTTGCCGTAGAGCGGAAAAATTTACCCGTGCTGTCTACATATACGTTGGCGGCTGTTGCTGATGTACCTGTGTATACTTGTGGAACAACAAGGTTGCCGCTGCCAGATGGCGATGTCGTCGTCCCCACCAGCAGATTGCCGGAGGAGTCGATGCGGGCGCGTTCTGCGTTATTTGTTCCGTTTGCAGTCCAAAACTGCATTGAATTATTTGAATGATCGTAGCGTATAAGTCCGGTATTTGCATCGGTACCATCAACGGTAAAACCTATGCGGTTAATATCAGACGCACCGCCTTTAAGCGCAATTCCTCCGCCAGCTCCATTTACTGTAAGTTGGTAATATGAAGTAAAAGGACTACTCGTCCCAATACCTACGTTGCCGGAGGAGTCGATACGCATACGTTCTGTGTTATTCGTATAGAACGTCAGAGGGCCGCTAATGGGAACATTTAATCTTGTTTCATTTGTATCGCGAAACGCAGATAATCTGAATTGGTAATTAGACGCGTTATATAATTCTAATCCCATTTCAACACCCGCGCCATTCGCGGCGGATATGTTGTTAATGCGTTCACCAACAAAACCAGAAACAGAATTACTAATTTCAAGTTTTTGGTTTGGCGAAGTCGTCCCAATACCTACGTTGCCGGAGGAGTCGATACGCATACGTTCTGTGTTGTTGGTGGCAAAAACTACAGGCGCTGATAAAGTATTTACCAAAGCTATTGCGTCTGTTCCGCCGATAGCAGTGGAGTTGCTATGCCCGTTCAATCCTAAGTAAGCGGCTGTACTAGAATAATCGCTCCCTAATTGTAAATAAGTAATATTGGAAGAGCCTGCATTGTAGTTATAAATTCTGGCACCAAAACTTGAATTAACAGTACCCCAAATATCTAACTTTTGCCCCGGCGAACTTGTCCCAATACCCAGATTGCCTGACGTATCAAGCGTCATTGCTTGGGTGAAAGTGATTGCGTTACCAGCGGTGCCAGAAGGGGCGTTTTGCCAAATATGTTGTCCAGCATTTTGGTAATAACGAGTTGCATAATCTGAAGTCAAATAGGTGTAGTTACCTGAAGCGTTTATGTATTGATTAGTCGATAGCGCAGTTAAGTTTGCATTGCTGCGCGTTTCTAAAGCACCGCTTTGACCTGCTTGTATTACTTTACTAAAACTGTACCAAGAACTTGGCGAAACACCTAAACCAAGATTGCCTGACGTATCCAACTGCATTTTTTGTGCGCCGTTCGTGTAGAACGATAGCGGCAAATACGTACCCGTGCCGTTAATACCGGACACCAACTGAACGTCCGTGGAGCCGTTCGTCGCAATCAAAATCTTGGATGCGTTGGTAGGATCAGCGGCATTGGTTGCTTGCCAAGAAGCAGCCGTGGATGTGCCGTTAGGCAGAGCATAAATGCCCGTTGTGCTGTTGGTCGTGCTTGTTTGGAAAGCCAAACGGTTTGTGATGGTTGCGTTGGTAAAATCACCAAGAATACGCGCACCAGTTCCAGTAAACGTCTCGTTACCGCTATTGCTAATGCTGCCCGTCGTCAAAGCCGTAACGGTAGGCGAATTAGACCATGCAGGAGCAACACCAACGCCGCCGGACACAAGAACTGATCCGGTAGCAACGTCAGCCAATTTGGACAGCGTTGTGGAGGCAGAAGCGTACAGAAGATCGCCCACTGTGTAGGACGTGATGTTTGTGCCGCCAGAGGCCACAGGAACTACGCCGCCAAGAGTTGCAAGCGTAACCGTTGTCCAAGATGGAGCGGCAGATGCGCCACCAGACGTTAAGAATTGACCGGACGTGCCGTATGTAGCGCCGCCAATGCCTAACTGACCCGCAGGGCCAAAACGGAAGGCTTCAGTCGCAGAGTTGCCGCCTGTAGCAGTCGTAAAGATAGACGCGTATGTTCCTTGCGCCGTATCCGTGAAGTTTTCAGCAGCAGTAATCGCAAGATAACCTGTAGATGCTGTAGCAAATCCAGTCGCGCCATAACCACGGGCAGTAAACTGCGCTAAGAAGTCGCCTGATTGCGATGCCGTTGGAGAAACCGCCGTACCACGGGCTGATCGTGCCGTATATGCACCGTAAGCCCCCGTACCATAAGCATCTTGCGTAATACGGGTGTTTGCGGCGTTTGCGCCAACAATATACAAATCAGTACCAGCAGGAAGTGAACCTGTTGGCGTGGTCGTTTGCGTATTGGAAACAACCGTCAACTGCGTCTGTGGTGTGGCGGTGTTGATGCCCAAGCGATTATTGGTGTTATCCCAGAAGAACTTGGCATTGTTCTGGCTGTAAACGCCGGATGCACCCGCAAATACGACAGAGCCAGTGGTAAATGCCGTTGAAGTACCCGTGCCGCCGTAGCCAACACCAATGGTTGAGCCGTTCCAAACACCCGCAGTAATCGCGCCGCTTGTGCCA